GATACCAAAATAAGCCCAGGTCCCAATCGCGACCATGCAGATCAAAGAGGCTACGGTTTTCATCGGCATCTGAACTGCGGCTTCTTCTGATATTCTTAAGGGTTTAGGCATTAGTAATTATAACTCCCTGAAGAGTTAGTTCCTTGTTCTAATTTTTCAAATAATTTTTTATGTTGGTCCATGATCTCTTCATCAGAGTCCATCATCTGATCCATTTTCATATTAAGTCTTTCGACATGTCTCTCTAATTTATCCACTTTATCTTCATGAACTGCTTGGATTGTAGAGAGTTCAAATGTACGCGAAAGACTCCAGCCCCCTAGGGCTATGAGTAATCCTACTAGTAATGTCATTAACTTATCAGCCATTAGAATATAATATCCATGACCAAGTATAACGTAATAAATATAAACATTCCAGTCATTTGAATGTCATAGGGATGATTATGCACTCCTTACCCCACAATTTAAATATATGTGAGTAGGGATATTAATAAAATTATAAAAGCAGAAACGAGATATGTTATCCATTTAGCTTCTCTCTGCTCCTTTATCCGTGCAAGATTTCGTGCCCTCAATATTTTTAAAGCCTTGTATCTCACTATTCTTCACACCCATTGTTAAAAAACTTTGTTCATACGTTAGTTGCTCTGCGTTTTCTTGTTCGTCTTTTATTTGACAACATGTACCTGATTCTTCTTTTTCTTTGGTATGCATATTGCAAGTTTGTTTTTCTTCTATTGGCATGCTTCACACTCATTTGTGTCATCCACGACTAAACCTTCAGGTTCTGTACAATCACATGAGGAGCAGTTGCATTCCTCGTGATCTGCTTCTATGCAGTGACATAAGTGTCCACATTTTTTACAAGTTTTGTTTTTCATTTTTTTCTATGTTGTAGAAGTAGTTATCACTATCTTCTGTTTTCCATTTGCTGTCGTCTTCCACATTCCATTCGCTTGTTTGTACTTTCCAATCGACTGGAATTTCATCTTTCACAGTGAAAGACGGAATACTCCATATTAATCTATTATTAGGCTGTGCCGCATAGTTGCCATTGTCCAGAGCAAGTATGTGTGCGCACTTATGTTCGTGCGGTATTTCAGAATGATCTGTGTCAACTATATTACTCTCTGGGTGGGCCCAGTCAACTGTGAAAAGATAGGATCCTATGTGCCAGACCTTATCTTTGTCTATATATTTCCCTGATTGACCATCTAAGATATCGTAATTAGTAATAGCAGGATAATAACTAAAGCAATTCCAAAGCTCCAACTGGTCAAGGCGAGTCCTAGGAACGTCTTTGATGTTAAATCCTCTTTGAATAAACGCACTAATCGGAAGCCGATAGAAGACAGCACCATTTTCCATAATTGCATGAAACAATATAGGACGCCCTGTAATTGATGCCATACCAAAGACAATACAGTCTTCCACCTCTCCATGGTGTTTTTTAAGGTCATAAAGGTATTCCCTCCTGATCTGTGCATACATCACAGGTATATTCGCGTTTAAATATGCCATTTAACATATAACCTTATTATAAAATTGCTACAATAATTATAACCACAACAACACCAATCACTAATTTTTTGTGATCTGTCCATAAGTGATTTACTTCATCTAATATATTCATGTTCACTCCTTATTTTTTTTTAATGTTTCCCCAGTTTGTACCAGATTCGTAATCTACCTTATTTGGTACCTCTAAGTCTACTGCGGATTCCATTATTTCTAACACATGTTCAGCTTGTTTATCATCTTTTATTGAAATATCCAATTCATCATGAACTTGAATATGAGGAGTAATACCTTCTTTATGTAATTCAATCATAGCTTTTTTAGTCATATCTGCTGCAGACCCTTGTATAAGTTTATTTAAAGCTTTGTAGGTATAAGCTCTTCTAATCCCTGGTCCATGTTCCGCGAGCGCTGCTTCGTGTGGTAATGCTTTATGAATTCCAAATGAATTAGGTTCCCACAAAGGAAAACGACACAGTCTTCCAAGTAACGTTCTTATTCTTCCAGAGTCCTGAGCACGTTGCATAACATTATCCATCAGTCTTTTAACAAAGGGAACTTTGTTATGATATTTTTTAAATAGTTCATCAGATTTATCTTTAGACACACCGAGTTCTGCTTGTAATTTATTTTTTCCCATTCCATAAAATAAACCCAGGTTAATTGTCTTAGCTTGTTTTCTTGGAATTTCTGCCATATCAGCCACAATGTTGTGAAAGTCTGCATCTCCATCACGATAAGCCTCTAAAACTTCCTCTACTCCATAAAGATTTTGCAGCGAAGCGTAATGCACTACCAACCTAGGCTCTTGTTGAGAATAGTCAAAACAACCCCATGTATGGCCTTCCTCGGGTATGAATAGAGACCTTATCCGTGGTCCGAGATCCTTGTTCCGTGCTGGAATCTGCTGTAAATTAGGATTAGAATAAGAGAATCTTCCTGTAACCGTTCCACCATTATCTCCTCTCAACTGATTAATTTCAGCGTGTATTCTTCCTTTGTGTGAATGTTTAATTATAGTATCAATAAAAGTAGTGTGAGCTTTATTAATCTCACGAGCCTTCGCAATCTGTTTTACCACCGGGTGTGGGTGATTTAATAAAAAATTTTTAGTAAAAGAAGGAGCTGCTGTTTTCTCAGTTCTATCATATTCTAAATGTAACTTATCAAACACTTGTGCAATGGATCTTGCCGCCCATATTTGAGTATCTATTCCTGTTTCTTTTTTTACTACTTGTAATGCTTTTTCTTCTTGCGTAACTAATTCTTTTTTTAATTGATGAGCTGCTTGTACATCAACACGCACGCCTTTAAATTTCATATCAATTAAACACGGAAACAATTCAGTTTCCATATCCATGATGGCATTAATATCTTGGTGATTTATTTCTTTTTTAAGTTCTTGCCAAAGTTCTAATGTTATCTCTGCATCTTTTTCTGCATAAGCGCCAACATAAAGAGCAGGTAGTTTATACATTTCTGCCTTAGGGTCAACTCCCCAACTTTTCGCAGCTTCATATAATTCTGTTTCATTTTTTCCTTTTCCAGTGTACCTTCGACTACAGTTGTTTAAGTCATAACGCATTTGATTTTCATCAACCAAAGCCGATGCAATCATAGTGTCGACTATTTTACCGTTAATACTTAAACCTAGGGCCCTAATCCAACAAACGTCGTACATGGCGTTATGAAATATTTTTATAGCTGGTGTACTGAGTACATCTTGAAACCAGTTCAAAACTTTTTTTCGATCCATGTTGCCGCCACCTTCGTGAGCAATAGGATAATAACCACACCATCCACTAACAGCTACTGCTATACCCGTTACGTCTCCTCTACCTACAATTGAACCTGATCCCATTTTAATTAAATCGGGATCTTTAGTTTCTAAGTCTATTGAAATTTCATCATATTTAGATAGGTCTGGAAATGTTTCGGGTGGTAACCATTCGGTTTGTGGTTTAAAAAGTGGTAATTGCATTATTTAACTCCTCTCGGTGGGTGATAATGTCCTCCATTTTGATCATCAACATAATATAATTTAATGTTTAATTTTTTTTGAGTAATAGTTAAAGACCGATGAACGGGAAAGCCATCTCTTTTTCTTACAGATCTTTTTTTAATATCTAATAATTCAATTTCTCCATCGGGAGAAACAACAACAATGTCTGCGGGTCCTGATTGCATCACATTTTTAAATACTAAAAAACCTTTTTTTAAAAATTCGTTAATGGCGATGTGTTCGTGAATAGTTCCAATTCGACCAGGTTGTTTTAATCCCATTCATTTGCCTTTCATCATTATTGGGGTTTAAGAAAATTGCCTTCATCAATTATGAGGACATCCTTTCTTCCATTTTTTATAACCCTTAATCCATTCTGCATGAGATGTTTCGGGTGGTTTAATCATTCCCCACGAGTTTTGTGGAGGGTAAGTTCTTTCTGCTTCTTCTTTAGTAATACCAGCGTTGCGATATTCCTCTTCTTCTGTCATGGGTATTAATGGGTAATCTCTTTCTATAATCATTTCAATAAAGTGAACAGCTTTTTCTAAATCTTCCTTTCCATTTTTAAAACGATGTCTACAGATATATTTTATAACTGATCCTTCCGGAAAAAGCAATTCGTTCTCAATTACAAATTTGCTCGGTTGAATTTTCATCTTCTTGTAGTGGGATCCACCAATTTGTTTATTATATGCGCTCATTTTTTCTCCTTTCATTTATACTCCTAAATGTAAATATACCCACAACGCCGTGAATAGTGTTACTGTTATTAAATCCATTTTAGCTTCCATCATATGCGCTCATATATTAAATCCTTTGTTATATTGTTTGGGTTCTATAATGTGTAAATTTTCTTTAGTTCGTGTTGCTCCTACATAAAACAAACGACTCTCATCGTCTGGATTTTTTTCATAACCATCAAGTGTTGTTTTAGTAAGATCAGTAAGAAGAACCACGTTCTGTGACTCGCCACCTTTAGCTGCGTGAATCGTTGAAAGTTCTATTCTTGGTTCTTTATTTAATTGTTCACCATTCGCTCGCATTTTTCTTAAATATTCTATACGTCTTGATCCTGCATCATCAAAAGCTTCGTACCAAACTTTTTTAGTGTTTAAACCAAAATCTTTAGTCAATTGGTCCATGTTGTAAAAAGCGCCTTTGGTCATTCCGTATAGCGAAGATTTATCCGTATGGTTAGGTGACATATATCCATAAATTTTTTCTACTTGATTATAAGTTAAAGGTTGTCCTTTTCTTAGGTGTTCCCAGTTAATAGCTGAATCTTGAATATCTTTTTCGTAATTTCGTTTATTTTTAGTTTTATAATATAATCCTTTTCGATATAAAGTATCTTCTACATCTTGAAGCATATGTTTGGTTCGAGCTAAAATTAACCATTCACCCGAAGACATATCTACTGAATCAACTTCAAAGTGTCTGTGCAAACTACCCTCGTTAGTTTTTGGTTCCCATGTTTTGTTAATTCGATGTTTAATTCTATTTATAATTCCCATTGCTATTTGATGAACTTTAATAGGGACTCGATGTGATTGTGTTAAGGGAAGATTAATCATCTGATCCTGTAAAGCTATAAAAGAATTTACATCAGCTCCAGCCCATTTAAAGATAGCCTGATCATCATCGCCTGCTATAAAAGAGTCTTCAGTTTTTTTCCAGATAGATTTTGCCATATCCCATTGCATGGGAGATAAATCCTGAGCTTCATCAATAAAAACCACATCAAATTTAGGAGATAAATCAGATTTAATAAAATTTAAAATCATGTCATTGTAATCAATTAAGTTATATTCTTTTTTGTATCTTTTTAATTCCTCATAAATAATATTTAATTTATCAAATTCTAAATCCTGAGTGTGTTCCCTACGATTATATTGTTGTTCGGGTGTAATATTTCTAAGTTGAGCTAATTGAATTATTTGTAGATACTCACTATCAGAAGTAAATATACCATGATCTTCTTGATGCGATGCATAGGAGACTGGAAATCCAATTTTCTTTCCAAGATCTTTGTAGTGACTTGATTGCATAACCTGATCTTTTTTAAGTCCTAATTTTCTAAAGGCTAGTGAATGTATTGTTCTAAAATAAGGAAGATCTTTTTCACTTAAATTAAATTTTTTCATAGCTCTATCTCTTGCTTCGTATGCAGCTTTTTGTGTAAAAGCAAAATAACCAATTTTAGTGGGATCTGTTTTTTTTAAGTAATCATCTACTTTATTTAATAAAGTCGTTGTTTTTCCAGTTCCTGGTGGTCCTAAGACTATTGTTTTCATTAAAATACATCCTTGGGTTTTAATTCTTTTTGTTCATAATTTTCTTTTTTCTTATCAAATTCTTTCACTGTGAAAACTGAAATTCGTTCCCTGCCTACTCTTTTTTTATCATCACAATTACAATGATCCTTTAACATTTGTGCTGTGCGTTGATAATTTATTTCCCATCGCTGTCTAATTAAAAATTTACTATAAAACATACTAAAAACAAAATGATGATATCCTCCGCTAGACCATACTCCTCCTCTTTTAAGATCACTAGCATCTGAACCTATGTGTCTGTTTAAACAAAACTCTTCTAAATGATTTTTTAATTGATCCGCAGTTGTCACTCCTTCTGGTGGCTCCACAGGTTCGTGGTTTTTCATTAGTGGATTGATAATCATGTCCCAGTCTTTAGGTTTAACGGTTGGGGGTTTAAAGTCTAGCTGTTCCATACATGCTTCTTGAAATAAACTTTGCTGTTTTAAAAATTTAACATTTTCTAAATGTAATCTTTCTCCATCTACATTAAGATAATAATATGGTTTTTCTAATTTAATTTTTTGTAAATCCGTCAATGCGGGAAATACAATTTCATCCCCTATTCCAAACTTTCTAGTTCTACATAACTTTTTATCACAGAGATTACACATAGGAGTATCATTACATTTGTATCCCCAATCTTTTTTTTCATGCTGTTTTTTAATAATTTCTACTTCGGACTCACTCAATGGAATTGTTGATGCTGTTGCATTGAACAAAGTCATTTTACTTTTCCATTCAGCTGGCCATTTCTTTTTAGCGTACACACCAAAATGAAACATCGAATTGTTTCTACCACCTTCTGGTATTTTATTTAATGCCATAAGTTCTATACATGGGGGTGCATCATCGTACTCAGATTTATGTCTTTCTATTTTAACTTTTGTAATATCTTTTTGCTTAACATAATCATATAACTCGTAAAATTCTGCAAGAGTTGCTGCTTCTCCATCACCCTTAAAAGCATATCGTGTTGATTGATTGCCATTAAAATAAGGTAAATTTAAAAAGTTTCCTGTATCATCGTGTGATTTTAATTTTATTTGTTTGGGAAAGACCTCTGATCCTCCGTAACCTAGTGCTGTTTTTATTTCTGTAAGTTTATCTCTCATTCTTTCTGCTGAAACTGGTTCTGAAGTAAAGAGAAAGACGTGCGCTCCTCCACTTTTAGAGCGACAAACTATTAAGGGTAATTTTAATTGTTTTATTTGTTCTATTAATTTTTTGTGATCAAAGCCTGCGTATGAGTCAATATCTACACATCCCCATACACATTGGTTATCATCATTAATAGGAATAATTCCTAAACTTTGTGATCCACTTAAATGCTTTAACCAAAGATCATCTGTTACGGGCTGCCTTACAACAAATGATTGGCCTTTTAATTTGACACCATCGGCTACAGGTTCACTTACTTTAGTACAACCATGAGCACGTTCTAGTCCTTTAAATATTTCTTTAAATCTATCTATATTCATTTTATTATTAACCACTAATTTCATACTCATAATTTTTTCTTGGGCGTTTCCACTCTCGCTTCCACGCCCAATCCTAGGAATCTAGCTTACGCTAGATAATTAATAAGGTGAATCTGTTTTTGATTCTTCGGATCCGTGTTTAACTTGAACTTCATCTTTGGCAAGTCTTTCAGAAAAGTCCTTAGCCATTTTATAAGTTGAAGCATCTTCAACAGGACCAACTTTAGAATAAGTCCATCCAAACCATGTTCCTTTGTCATTCGACATTTGAACTGTCTTTAGGTTATAAATGTGGCTATATGTTGGCGGTGTGAATAAACCGTTTTTACCTTGTAGCTTAAGACCCATCATCGTTGTAAGCCATTTTCTACTAACCGACAATGATGTCGACTTCATAGAAATTAAAGCTGTTTGTGGTGAATCCCCCAAAACAACTACAAAATGATTTGCTGTTGTTTCAAGATAATTTCCATTTGGCAATCTATCTTTAAAAGATTTATCACGAGTAGTTGTACTCACAATATCACTATTTGCTTTATGGATTGCAACTGGAGAACCACTACTGGTTCCACGATCTTGCCATTCTACATATTGTTTAAGGTAATGACATGGTAATATATTTATACCTTTAGCACCGTCAAAAAGTTCTTTAGTGACGCTGTTAAAAATCATACCAGGTTCTGCCCCC